TCTTCACTTCAGGATCAAGCCATTCTTTAAGAGTATCTTCAGCATCTGTAATATTATATGCTACTATATTAACAATACCTTCCATTCCTTCTATAGAGAATGTGTATAATTTTATACTTCCGCTCATGTTATACGTTTAATGTTTTATTCCAAGCTGCAATATGCAATCTAGTTAAACCACGGAAACGATACTTTTTAGCCATTTCTAAACAGAATTGAGTACGCTCTTCAAAATCTTCAACATCATCTAAACCAGGCATACAGACGATATTCTTCAAAGGAATATCTAAAGGTTTTACAAAGTCTTCAAAAATCTCCTTAATATCATCTTCTGTACTGATAACAAACTTAAATTGATAATTACTGTGTTCCATAATACGTCTAAGAGCAGGTTCAATAAACCGTTGCTTTTTAGTCATACCTGAATTAGCTAGTTTAGGTGAGCAGTTAATTTGATTCAATTCCTTAAACAAATTATCTTCAATATAAACAGTACCGTTAGTTTCTATTTCATTATAAGGCGTAATCGAAGCATCTTGCTCGTACCAATAAGTTAAGAAATTATAGATTGCTTCTTGGTGTCCTTTAATTGTAGGTTCACCACCAGTCCAAATAATATGAATATCACCGTTCTTAATATCTTCGTAAACTCCTTGCTCTTTCCATCTATCGATTAGATACTGAAAATCTCTATCTTCACCTCTCCACAACCATTGAGAAGTACTATCGCAAGTCCAAGTTGCTTTACCTTCTGCGTGAAGATCACCTACGAATATTTCTCCGTCTTCTAATAATTTTGCTTTCTCTAAGGCATTAGCATACTTACGGCTCATACCGCAAGTTAGGTTACAAATACCTAATCTAACAAAATAGGAAGGTATTCCAGACGAAATACCTTCACCTTGGACAGAGTAGAAGTCACTTGATATTAATAGTTTATTAGGGTCTATCTTTGACATATTTTTGTTTTAATTTTTTATACCTGAATATAATCTTATTTCTAATAGGATACAACCATTCATACTTAAAAAAGTTCCAAGTCTTAAAGTGTTCATCAACATCATTTAGAAAACTGCTAAAGTAATCTTGTAATTCGTTCAACTCTTCCCAAGTAGGTTTTTTACCTGGGAGTATTTCAGTTTCTTTATATTCTAACTTTCCACTTTCTTCGTTATACTCTGATGGTGTATAGGTAAAATCTTTTGCAAAAAGTTCCTCTACTTCACGTAATACTGACGAACGAGATCTGTCTACCAAGTCACCGTAGGTTATACAGTAACTTGGCATGTCACAGATTTCAAACACTTGACTGCGTCTCAACTTATTTGTAGGAAATTTATATTGCATATCAGTACTCCAAGTAGAACTCCAAAAGGTATACCACCTACTACTTGACCATCTCGAGTAGCTCATAATTTTGTTTTAATATAATCAATCAAAATTTTAATATAATCAATCAAAATACGAATACTCGGCCATTCTGATAAGAGTATAATTAAACTTGGGTGTTTTTCACCACATAGACCAAGTATGTGAAATAACTCGTGCATTACTTAGATTTTTTCTTTCTCTTAAGTTGTTTCTCTGCAATTGTAAGATCTTCCTCTACCGTCTTTTCTTTCTTTGGTTCTGGTCTTACTAGATCTCTAACTTCTTTTTTCCATTCTTCCTTGCCAATGTACTGAAACACTCCGCTATTTACTTTATCCTCAGCATCTTGATTATCAGTTCTTCTAATTTCTCCAAGTTTGTAGTGCTTGGTTTCCTTTACTGCTTTTATACACTTCATAGTTTCCTCCGTGTTTTTTTATTTATTAGGGAATATACGTAGCAGAGTTTCTTTCATTTTCGAAAAACTCTACTTTAATTATTTTAACTCTTCCATTAGTTTCTTCTACTACTAAAGGATTTAGTTTACTATATAGGAACTCTGCAAATTTCTCTGCGCCTACATTAGGCAAAAGTCTTAATTGAATAACTCCTAAAGAATCCATAGTTTTAAATCCACTAATACCTGGATCATCTTCTGCTACTAAGCAAGTGTGATCGAACATATAATCCATCCACTCTTTAGGACTCTTTCCATCAATCTTACCTTGAGATCTTTTCATACCTCCGAAATCCCATACCCAGTTTCTCTCATCTAAATCTCCTTCAAAATAAACTCTAAAGGAGATACCATATCCGTGAATATACTTACAGTGAGTACCCTCTGCTTTCCATTGTCTAAAGATAGTACTATAACCGTCAAATAACTTACTCGAAATAAATTTTGCCATAACTTAACTTATTTATTTAATATCTTGTTTTTTATTTTTGCTTCCAACTTCTGTAGTTCCCTCCTTATGTTTGGGAGTATAGGGACAGTGGCGACATTTGTTACCACAACAGTAACCTCTGTCTAAATGCCACTGCTCCTTAAATACTACTTTTGTATCTTCTATATAATAATGAATTCCGTTTATGAACTCTTTAGCCATGTTATACTATTTCACACGCTCCTCCTGCACAGGCAACTTCACCTTTTAAATCTGTGTTGTCTGCTAACTCTATAACTTTTGATAAGTCAATATTGTGTAGGTGAGTCACTTTTTCTTCATACTCCTCCTTGGTGCAGTCTGAAAAAGGTGCTTGAGTGTAGGTATGTTCTGAGTATGGTAATACCGATAAACCATTATAGAACTTTCTATTATCCCACATCCACTCTCCTACCATTTCCCACTCATCGTCTTTTATAGAAACAGTTGCTGAAATATTGTGAGTGTTTTGCCCTGTTCTATGTCCTGGTTTAATCCAGTTTTGATAGAAGTATTTTACTCTTTCTAGTAATTCTAATGCAGATTCGGTTCTAAGAATAGATCCTTCTGGAGCTTTTTGTGGAGCTGAGATGATTGCTGTATCGTGAGGTCTATAAGCATCGTCTTCAAGAAGTTCTGGATGATAAATTGCTAAGTAGGAGTATATTGCTTCGTTTTTACCAACTCTGATTCTACGAATATAATAGTCGTTATGCCAAGCATGTATACCTGAGCTTGTACCTAAAGTTAAAGAAGAAGTTCCTGAAGGTTTGATTGCAGTGCATCTTGCTGCTGAGTTAATACCTAACAACTTTGCTACTCTTTCATTTTCTTCTTTTACTACTTGAGCAGCTGCTTTTAAATCTAACTTCTGTGCTTTACCAGAACCAATACCGGTCATACCTACTCCAATTAAAGCTTCTTTTTCTGTTGTACGCTTCCATACTGGTCTTAAATAATGGAAGTCTGTATAGGAAGCCTGTAGTGTTCCAATAAAGGATGCTGCTTTAACTCTTGCATTCAAATCTTCTTGATCTACAACATCTGAGACGTTTACTTCACAGAGGTTACAGAATTGAAAAGGTCTTAATGCAATTTCACAACAAGGATTAGTTCCCCAATCTTTATCATTATTAAAGTAGATTCCTGGCTCTCCTGCATGAGAAGCTTCAATCCTCTTCCAGAGATCTATGAAAAATTCCTTTGTTACTTTATTTCTCAATAGTACTGCTGAGTTATTAGCTCTTCCTCTTTGAGGGTTTAACTCCCACCAAGCACCTGACTTAGCTGATATCATCTCATTATCATCTGCACTAAATAAACTAATTAAAGCTGCTCTTCTAATACCACCTGCTAATACTGCATCTGCAATGTGACAGATCATATCATGTACTTCAATAGGAGATAATTTATCACGATCTTGTTTACTTGATAAAATTCCTTCTAACTTTACTAAACATTCTTTTAATGGCTGAGGTCCTGGAGCTTTTCCACCTGAAGTTACAAGTCTAGCACCTTTGGGTCTAATGTCAGAAAAATCAAATGCGGGAGTTGATCCACCTTCAAAATAAGATCTAACTAATACTTTAACAGCATCAGCCCATCCCTCAATTGAATCACCAACTAAAAAACGTCTTGTCTTTTTTGGATCTGGTTTTCTAATTTCTGGTAATTCTTCTACGTGATGTTTTTGTACTGAAAATCCTACCCCTGTTCCGCCTAGCAAAAGGAACATGGTTTCTCCAAATGCTCTCCAATCATCAATAGGTAGATAAGCACAGTTGTATATTCTATTAGGACTGATTTCAATAGGCTTACCTGCAAATTGCATAGACCTCATTGAAGGCAGGGCCTTTTTATCATATACAAACTTATAGGCCGTCTCAATTTCATCAGCTAAATTAGGAAACTTTTTTAAATGCATTGATTTATTTCTGTCTACTAACTCTGTCCACGTTTCCCTTCTTTGTAATTCAGGAACGTATTTGCCATATTTCATGTGCACAGTAATGTCTGATAAAATTTTTTGCGAGATGTCCATTGTTTTTTGGTTATAAAATTTAAAAATAGAAATAGCATTACCGCTGATTTCTCAGCAGTTTACGTACAAAACCTTTTTTAATTTAGCTTAGGTATTTGGTGATTTTATCGCGGTTGAAATCTGAGTCTTTACCAACTATGCTAGACATTTTTAATGTCTCAGCTTCTGTAGCTTGTCCCAATAGGTTTGATTGTACCTTAGACGCTGTCAACTTCTGTAGATAAGTCTTAGCAACTTTAAATTTGCTAACAGCTGCTTTTTTAGCTTCATAAATTGATAATATACTCATGATTCCTCGATTGTAATAATAAATACTAGTTTTTCTCAATTTTAACCAATTTTTCTTGTTAATTCGAAGTATTTTTTACCCAAAGCTGCTCTCTCATTGTTACTAAAAGATGTAAATGATTGACTACCAGTAGGTCGTATTGGGTTATTAGGATCACTTATATACATATTAGTATCATCTAACTCGGTTGAAGCTATTTCAATCTTACCAACATTTGTATCGATCTTGGCTCCATACGTCATTCCATCCATTCCATATCTATTTTTCATAATATGAACCCTACCAGTTCCATCTACCTTATCTTGTCTCTTCCTTGAAAGAGATATAGCAAAATCTGCAACCATTATCTTACCATAGCTACCTGCTGCTTTATCAGCTTCAATAATATCATCCTTAGCCCCCATTCTATTTACCTGAGAAACCGTCCATACAGGTAGATTAAATTCTCTTGCTAATCCCTTTGTTGCTGTATAAACATCATCAATTTCTTCCTTTCTATCTGCAGCTTTCCTGCCAGATTTAAGTAAATCAACGTAATCTATAATAATAAGATCTGGATGAAAGCCTAAATCTCTACATTTTTGAATATGCCCTTCAATTGTAGATATTGAAGCTTTACCTGGAGTATACTCTTTTACGATAAGTTTGCCCTGTAGAGTCTTGATTGTATCTTCTACCTCATCCCTTCTACCGGCTGCCTGTTCCATACTTGCTTGAATAAAGTTAGCATCATATCTTCTTCCTACATAAACTTCTGATAACTCTAATGTATAGTGAAGTACGTTGTAACCAAGTCTTACGGCTTCTGCTCCTAGAGATATCAACATCCAAGATTTACCACCTCCAGGATTACCAAATACCAAACCAAGGTCTCCTTTGCCTAAACCTCCTGCAAGTAATCCATCAATTATAGTCCATCCTGTTGGTACACAGCCTCTCTCTTCTACTCTATAACGACTTTCTACATCTTTAACATATTCATGTCCCAAGTTTTTATCTTGGCCTGCTTTAGAAGCTCTATCAATTAAACCTCTAATATTTTCATAATCTCCCTTCTCCAATAATTCAATAGATTTAAAAATAGCGTTCTTTAGCTGCTGGTTACGACAAAAATTAGAAAACTCTTGCTCAATATATTCTCTATCATCGTTAATTACCTTATAAGCTTCTTTTAACTGCTCTATAATAGAGACTTTAAGTACTTCGTTAGGTATTTTTTTTACTTCTGCTGATAGATAATCCAAAGAAGGAGTAGTATGGTATTTTGCATAATATTGTAAGACCTCTTCTAGTATCCATTTATGTGCTGGGTTATCAAAATGCTCTGGATCTACAACGTCGTATATGTTTGTTAAAAATTCTTTATGTTTTAGTAGTGAGTTCAAAACTTTAATTTGAAAACTCATACCATATTGTGATAAACTCGATAATGTTCCCATATAACCTCTCCTTTATTTAATATAATCTATTTTAATCTATTTTGCAACTTTGTAATGTTTCAACTTCTCAAACTTATTAAAAAGCCAGAGCTCGGCATTAGGAATTGCATTTTGCAAGGTGTCATCCTCATACATCCTGAGAAATTTCTTCTTATCCATTGTTTCTTTTGGATTTACAAGCGTTTCTTTAATTGCTTGAATAGAATCCTCAGGAATGTTTGGATCGTGTAAATCCATTAATTTTTGATTTATTTCAAGTTGGTAGGAGAAGTTTGCAATCTTTCCATACATTTTACTGCTATCTAAATTTCTTCTACAGTGATCTAAAACCTCAATAAGTCGAACTTGCCTATCTTCTTTTAGCATAGGAAATAATTTAAGCATAGTTTTTTCTCCTAATCCATGTACACCTGGTACATCATCTCCATTATCACCTAAAAGTATTTTTTGTGTAAGGTAGTTTATTGGTAAAATACCAAACTCCTTTTGAACTGTTTCAGGATTATAAAATTTTTTCTTAGTAGGAGAATAAACTGTTACTTTATCACTAACAAGCTGAATATAATCTTTATCCGAAGACATTATAAAAACCTCCTTACGTAAAACCTTTGCAATATATCCAATAACATCGTCTGCCTCAATTTTATCTTCCACAATAATATCAACTGGTAGACATTTTAAATACTGGATTAATCGTACGATCTGAGTTGTGATTGCTTCCGACTCCTCTTCTTGATCATCAAAAGCATCCCAGTTAGTAATCTTTTTTAGACGTCTGTTTGCTTTATACTCTGGGTATAGGTTTCTTTTATTTGTAGATCCACCTTCTCCGTCAAAAACTAATATAACTCTTGTAGGGTTTGTTAACTCTATTGCATGTCCTAAGGACTTTAAAAAACCTACCATACCACCAATATGGTTACCTTGAGGATTTAGTTGATGAACTACTACAAAACTTCTTAGAAAAGTATTTAGTGCATCAATAATAAGAACTCTATCATTACGATAGAGCTCCTCTTGCTTAGCTTGCTTTAATTTACTTATAATGTCATTAAATAGTTTGTCCACTCTCTTTTTTTTGTTTAGCTAATGGATTAGCTAATCTTTCTTTAATTCGCTCTGCCACAATATCAATATCTCTTTGTGTTGGTACATAACCATTCATTAGATGAGCTGGAACGTTGTCCCACGAACTAAGATAACTTTGTACATTAAATCCTCGAGCCTTACATTCAGTATACACATCAATATAACGCTCTTTTAAATATCCTAGCTTGTCATAGAAAAAGCTAACGTGCCCCTTACCTAAAGTAAACTGAGCAGGTACGTTTTTAAGATTATATTTACCTTTTCCTACTACATTTGGAATACGCTTCATCTCTCTATGCTCAGCCATCAAATGTTTATCTGTAAGAGTTTTAGGAGGAATACCGATATTAATACGTGTCATAAACCTTTATTTTTTGTAATATCAATATTTTACTCTTCGGAGGCATCAAAAATATCTCGATTATCCTCTTCCGTTTCTTCTACTACATCAAAGTCTGTAGATCCAAGAACCTTTAACCACTCACCTGAGTGATCTTTTTTATACTTATTTAGATCATTTGTGGTATCTAAAATAAATCCGTGAACTGTCATAATTACCTTATTCGTGGTGGTAATTCCAGTAACGTGGTTTTTATCGCAACTAATTTTAGTTCTCTTAGCAAACTCTACATCCTTACCATTCTTAGTAGCTTTAATCTTATTAGTTCCAGAGTTCGTAACATTACCAAATGTAATTACCAACGAAGCATCGAAGAACATTGTATCACCACCTTTGTTCTTTAACTTAGGTTGACCCATAATAGATTCAGGCTTTGCTACCCAAACTTTATTGATTGCTACAAATGTATTTGTGTAAGGCTGGCTTTCTTTTCTTGATAGAACAATCTTCTGATTAATAAAGTTACCAAATGTCTTTGACATTGCACCTGCATTCCACTCATTGTTATTCTTATTAGATGTTATTGATAGCTCACATGGAATAGATCCCACTGAATCCCAGAAGAAGCATAATTCGTAGGGTAGGTTGCCTCTCTTTTGTTCATCTAAAATATCTGCCATAAAAGCACCTACATCTTCAATACTGTTCAAAGTTTCTCTATCTCTAAATAAAAAGAATCCTTTATAATCAACTACCTCTCCATTTTCATCACATACTTCCTCAAACTGTAGTCCCATCATACGAGCATGTTCCCAACTCCACTTCATTTCAGTTACAATGAATACAGGTAATATGCCCATGTTCTGAGCATTAACAGCAGCTTCTAATAAAGCTGTTGTTTTACCTGTATCACTGTGTCCTCTTAGAATAGTAATATGACCTTTAGGAATACCTGGAATTGATAATGTTTCTTGAAATGCACTCGATAAAGGAATCCACCCTTGAGATTTAAACTTTACCGAAGTAGCAGATAAGTTCTTACTTTTCTTGAATTTTTCAAGATTAAAATCTCCCTTCACTGCGGCTGCGACTGCAGCATTTAGTGATTTACCTTTTGCCATATTTTAATTTTAAGATTAACTGAATAGTGCATCAAACTCATCGTCTACTGACTTCTTAGGCTTAGCCTCTAAAGTGTAGTTTGCTTTAGGAGCTTCTGTAGTTGATTCCGATACTTCAGGTTCAACTGCAGCTGCAGGCTCTTGAGCAGCTTCTGGATCCAAGAACTCAACTAAACGAGTTTTCATAGTGTCATAATCAAAACGTTTAAATTGATCTGCTGGATTTGGTTGAGTTGTTAACCAAGTCTTTACTTGATTTGCATCTTCGGATAGTGATGTGGTTTTGGTTTTAACACGAATGTTTGTTTTACCAAAAGAATTACCTGCTGCAGCTGCATCCAACTTTTCTACAGTCAAATCACGTCCATTTACAGGATCTGTGTAATCTTGTACGTCTTCATCTTCTGCAATTGCCAATAATTCCATGTAAACTTCTTTACCAAATTCCCACAAACGAACGCCTTTGTTTTCTTCACCACGTACAATTACTGGTGCAAAGACTCTCATTTTAGGTTGAAGTTTTTTAGATAGAGCCCAATTATCTCTATCATATGGACCTTTTTTTAACTCATTTGCAAAGTCAACAATAGGGTCTTTCTCTCCAAAATTAATAGGAGAAATCATTACTTTGGCATTTCCAATACCATAGTGAATAAACAACTCTTTAAACGGAGATGTTTTGTCGAAAGCCGAAGGTACAATACGGATTGTGTACTTACCTGTAGTTGGTCTCCACATTGTTTCAGTCAAATCCTTACGTTGATTGACACCTGGCTTAGCTTGCAATGCATTTAGCTTTGCTTTGATTGCTTGTAAATCCATAACTTATTATTTTTTCTTTCTTTAATATAAATCAAAAGCTGATCGTTTCCAACTTTAGGCTGCTATAATTTTAAATATTTTAGTTTGCAGCTTTCTCAAGTCAGCACCTTGCGTTAATAAAACCGTGTTTTTAAAGTCTAGCCAATTAACCTTATAGCTTGAATCTACTACTCCTTCATTTAGTTCCTTAATTAAAAGGTTAAGAGCATTAATAGTATATAAAGTGTTAGTCTCTTTTTTTCTGTGTAAGAGAATAGTATTTGGTAGAATTCTAGAAGAAGAATTTATTGGATCTATATTATAAGTACAAAGTACCTCTTCCGTATCTGGTGATTCGAGAACAAAGATCTTTCCGTAAAGAATACTATAAGTATCTTTAATAGTTTGTAACGTTTCTTCTAATTTATCTTTCGAAGAAAATGTGGCAAATAACTTATTCAAAATCTGTTCAATTGTGTAATATTCCTGTAACTCAATGTGTTCCATTATAAATATGTCTGGTTTTGTAGAGAATTGTAGTCCTTGCCGTATTTAAACTTGGCTGTTAATTTGTGATTCTTAATTAGTTCTTTAATTTTTAAGATGGGTTCTTTGCCATCTTTTACATCAAAATCTATAAGTAAAGAGTCGTAAACAACCAATATTACCTTACTCTTTACTTCATTTAACACGTCTAAAATGCTGAGTAATAGGCTAGTGTTACTGTTGGTTTCGAGGTTTTGTATGTAATAATTAAATAGTTTTTGAGGGTATAAATCGTTATTTTTTCTTAACCATCTTCCAGTTGGTAAGTAAATTCCATCGTTATTAGTATATGAATCCCATAAAAATCTTTGCATCTGAACGATCTTCTTAAAAAAGGGTATACTTATATAATCCTCCGAAATACCTCCATAGATTAGTCTAAAACTAAGCTCTTTTGCTTCCTTATACTCTTCTTCCGTAATGTCTTCTTTCTTAAAGTATTCTCTTGCAAGTAGAGTATGTATACTTTCCTCAGAGTCAGCGTACTCACCAAGTAAATTTGCAATCAATCTAAGATGGTATGCTTCAAAATCCAACTCAATCAACATACTATTTGTAGGAATAAATGCACTTCTAGATTTATCTTCTTTATTTATTGCGAGAAAGTTTATACTATTGAAAGCATTTGTAGGTCTAGCTGTTAGATTGTTTAGATTATAAGAAGAATAAACCTTACCATCTTTGAACGAAAATAAAGAACTGTTAAATTCAAAATATTTGTTGAATAGCTTTTCATCTATAGCTAAGCCTTGTTCTTCTACTGCTTTGTAAACATCAATCATTTTGTTTTGGGTATCGGAATATGTGTCCCCTATGTATCCTTTTAACAGGTTATAGAAGATCTCTGACCTTTCATATAATTTAACTATCGGTATAATCCTATTTAGATCTGTTCTTTGATAATGTTTTCTATAAAACTCTTTGTATATTTGAGGTTCAATATCAAACTCAGGAATTTTATTATTCCTGTTCATTATAATTGTACTTATATCCCAAACATTTTTGGTATCCAAAAAGTAACTTGTAAACTTTCTATCATAGCAATAGAGAGATTTGTGTAATCCTAAAAAAGTTTTTATAAGGTTGAAATCTAGGCTAAAAGTTTCAGAGTGACTCAAAGGTAGTATATAGCCCTTCTCTTGAGTTCGGTAGTATATTGCTATAGGAGTATTTAGTTTAGGATGATAATTATTATTACCTACTATTACTTCTATGTATGCATTCTCTTCAGGAAAAAGTTGTGAGAGCTGCTCTCTTGTTTCAATTATGAAATAAGCCATGTGTAACCTTCATTTTTATAATATAATCTATTACATCTAGAGATCCAACTCTACCTAGTAGGTTTTGCAAACTTATCGTACTTACCTCCAATAAACTCTACTAATCCTTTAAAAAATACGTTTCTGCTTTCAACTAATCTTTTGTTCGTATCTATAATACCAGCAGTTCTAACTCCCGTTTTAGTATTAACTGAATCTGTTAAAGGTCCTGATATTTGCCAGAATAAGTCCGTTGCTACATGCATTTCGTAATTATATTCGCTTCCTGGTAGTTTAAGTGAATTAAAAACATCTTTACTTACTTCTACTATAAATCCATCTTGATTTCTTCTTTTAGCAAAGTATCTAGTAATAGATCCTCTTTGATAATCAGAAGGAGTTGGTTGAGGGAAGAAAGATCTTATAGTTGTAAAAGATTCTATTTCTGGTAGGCTTACATTTTTTAGAGTATTATACTCGTTAGCAGTATCAGTATTTGCTATAGTATATCCCGTTGCTACAGGAAATTCAGTAGTATCGTTCGCTCCTGCTGAAGGTCTTATAACCGTTAAAAGTTTAGACTGTCCAGTTACCGGGTCGTTTCCAGTAAAATACTTGTTATCATAAGTTTGATAATAAGGACCTCTATAAGGTTTTCCGTCTAGGTAGAGAGAATCCCCTGTTGATATTAATCCAGTTATTACTCTACTTAAAGGATAGTATTTCATATTCTTAATCTGTTATTATTTTGATCCATATCTAGTACCTACTTTTGCTTCGTTTCCAGGTACTGCTCCTCCATCTGATACGAACATAGGTAAGAAATCTCCTGGATCACATACTTTTCCAGTCTTCCACTCTCCTTCGTATAGTTCAAAGTGTAAATGGAATCCCGAAGACCTACCTTCAGTACCCATATATCCAATAGGTGTTCCTTGTTTTATTTTTTGGCCAGCTTTTACTTGTATACCACCAGGAGGTAGGTGTCCGTATACTGACTCGTAAACTTTACCTTCTATATTATGAGATAAAACTACGTACCCTCCATACCCTTGAGGGTCGCAAGGACCGCAGGCAATCTTTACAGTACTATCTGCAATAGCGTAGATAATATCTCCGTTAGTACCTTTACTACCTACTTTACTACTGAGAGTGATATTCTTATTACTTCCGTTAGGACCCGTTATATCGTATCCCTTGTGACCATTAGGATTACCTGCTACTCCTTTAGTTTTACTACCAGCTCTTCCTAAAAAGTCTGCAAAAGTATAAGGAATGTTAAGAGGCCATATAAATCCTAATTTTGATACGCTAGTTGGAGGAGTAGCAGTAGTTATAGGAGCACTTCCTAAAGCTCTGGATCCAGCTGCTGATCCTGCTAACTGTCTTGCTTTTTGAGATATAGTATAACCTGAATTTAAAGTATTTTGTTTTGGTATATTAACCATTTGCGCGGCTACCTTGGTAAACCATCTATTATTACTAATTTCGTGATCTAATTTACTTATAACGAAACCTACCTTAACTACGCTTCCGTTTTTATATTGAGAAGGTAACCTATCTGCAGGTATTACAAATCCTTCTCTTAACTTCATTGTACTTATCCCGTCCATCGTAAAATCAATCTTCAACGGAAGAATACCTCTAGCAGTAACGCTGTCACTTTCCACCGTAAATCCTGTATTAGTTGATTTAATATTAGACTTCAACGTACCACAAGTTTCAGAATAAAAATTTGATACGTTCTGAATATCTAAAATATTAAACTTCTTAGTACTGTAGATATTAATCATATGCTGGTTAAGACTGATAGCTAAAGGAAGTAAATTTTCCGGAGTAGCAGTTACTACGCCTTTACCTGAAGGTGTTACCGTTTTAAACGGCATTATTCTGTTTTCTAGTTTACTATTTAAAGCAGTAAAAGCAGAAACATCCTGTCCTGGTTGTACTGGATTTCTCTCTCCTGCAGCTGCGGTAGTAGCAATAGCTGAAGCTAACTTATTACTTACATCGGTAGAAAAATTTAAACTGTGGACTACTGTACCTAATCCGTAAATAGGAAAAGTAGGGTACTCTGTATTCTCTCCTCTGTTAACTAACTGTTCGTCGTAAATTCTCATTACGTTAGAATCATCATCATAACCAACTTTAAATTTATTAATATTACCCGTAGCTTTAGCGATACCTGAAAGAAGATTATCTAAAAACCCTGAAAGATAAACTATTCCATCTTTATCAGACATTGACATATTCTGCAAAGTAAGAAGTATATAGTCTATAGATACTAAAATATTCATTATTTTACCTCTAGTAAAATCTTGAACTGTATCATCGATATAGGATCCCATTTGGGATTTCTTACTATCCATATCAGTAGCAATAACGTTCATATCAGGACCAAATAGTTCAGGAGTAATTTTAGCTACATCGATACTCCTTTTAGTATACATTTCTTTTATTCTTTCAGAATTTGCTCTAAAATCTAATAAACAAACCGTAGGATCAACTGAACATTGAGCTGGAAAAGTAAAGCAAAAGTTAGTATCTGGATTAAAGTCTATATAAACTAAAGGTTTTTTTACTCCTTTGCCGGTATTGTACATAGTACAGTTACTATTCATATAGGCAAGAAGTAAACCTAAAGGTATATAAACTAATTCTGTAGTAGTTACTTCGTTATTAGCTACTACTTCAAAATCTGGATAATAGTAAGTTCCTAATTTTTCAAAAGATACTTGAGGTATAGTTACGTCAGTTCTACCTGCCATGTAAGCAGAATTATAACCATATTTAAAATCTTCAGTTGGATTTCTCCATAACCCTAATCCTGCATTACAAGCATATCCAACGTAACTATTAAAATCAGAAAAGTTTTTTCCTAATAAAGCTTGTTGTTTCCATAGCATTAAAGCCGAAGATAAAGCTGAACTAAAGTTATTAGCGGTAGTTTGAGCATCAGTGGTATTACTCTGTTCGCTTTTTTTAGTTTCTTCTCCTGATTGTTGAGAAGGAACTGTTGGTACACCTGTTACTATAGGAGTTCCATCAGTACCATTAACCTTTAAAGATTCTATTATAGCTCCTATTCCAGTTAAAGTTAAGGTACAAGTATAACTTCCTCCCTTATCCATTGCCCAAGAATAATTACTTACTCTACCTAACATAGCGTCATAGTTACCAAAACTCTCTCTTCTTCTCTTATTCATCTCTATATAGAGTTCCTCTTTGTTGTAATCGTTAGAGAAAATATCTATAGGAAATTTTGCTATTTGAATACCTCCGTTATTATCTGCATAAGTAGTATGTCCCCATTCTAATAACATATCAAAACCTAACCTAAGGTACAGTACGTCTATTATATCTAACTGATTTAGATTGTGACAGTTAAGTTCTATTTTAGCAATTCGTACTGAACCTGCAGTACCTGCCGGAGTAATGTTTATAGATTTTATACCTGGCATTGGTCTGACTCCTAGCTCTGTAATACCTCCTTGACCGTAAGATTTATTACCTAATATACTATAATCTTTTCCGTTACCTGCGTAAATTCCATTAAAAAGAGTCCATTTTTTTGCTAACTCGATCCCTCCATCTCCTAACACTTTAGCTAGTTCATCATCTTTTACTTTTACGAAAGAAGTTAATTTAGCAAAAGCATTCTTTCTAGATTTAAAGATTATACTAGCTTCAGATTGTAACTCATCTACTCCTTGTAAAGAAGCTCTTCTTTTAACTTGATCTATTACGCTCTGTTCAAGTGGATTACCAATAAGATTATAAGGATTATTTCCCATAACTACTTTATCTAACTTTATTTATCTGAACAAATTTGCTAAGTATATCTTGTACATTGCTTGGTATTCTAATTTGTATTCCATTCTTAACGTACATTGAACTTCCTGATAAGTTATTTGCTACTGCAATAACCCACCACAAACTAGGATCAGAATAGAAATCGTAAGCTAGTAAATCTAGTCTGTCATCAGACGTAGTTATAATATAAGTATCATCTACAGAAGGTTCAACTTCTGGATAGAGTGCGTTTCTATAATAACGAGGATCTGTAGGAGCACTGCCTGATAAAAGTTGTATGTCTAAGTATCTATTTGCCATTATATTTCGAATAAGTTAGCTTTTTGACCAGTATTAGGTGTAACGAACGGTGTAATGTTCTTAGCATCAAAAGATCTTCTTGGTAAGAAGTTGTGTATTGGAGTAAATTGCATACTTGCTTTAATAGCGTGAGGTAGTTGATAGATATCTTTATCTATACCTAGAGGATCTAAAGCAACTTCCCAAGGACTATTTTCTACTATAGTTAAATTTATATTGTTTATAAATCCAGGTTGTTCGTAAATATAATCTCCAATAGTTATTTGAACTAACGGAGCTCTCATAAATCCGGAACCTCCTCCTGTACCAAATCCTGCATAAGCTGGATAGGTTTGAGATACTAAATAATTTAACTTTCTATAAAGAGGTTTCATTTCAGCTCTAGATTGAGCTGCTATAGTTAAGTCGAAGTTTACTTTTCTCTCTGCCGAGTTGTACGTATAGAACTTTTCTCCTCTACCGATATACTGATAATCTTGATAATTTGCACTATAGTTATCTTGAAAGTTTGTAAGAAAAGCTCTAAATACCATTGGTATTGATTTATTAGAGTTATCAGGTTGTACTTCCATTGCTGTAATAATACATTTAATCATATCAGTATTATCTCCAGCATTTGAAGCTCCTACGTCTAAAGCATTTATTTCATCTACTCCTAAATCATTACCTTTATTACCAACGGTATTATACTTCTCTCTATTAATAATTTTTGAACCAGGATTACCAGTTCCTTTCTTATTTGCTCTATAACCTTCTCCAGATTTACCTGCATACCCTTCGGTTTTAGGACCTTTATATCCTATAATATCTCTTCTAAAATCACCGTTAATAGCTAATCCAGTGTTTATACCACTTGCTTCTCTATTATTATCTTCCTTAAGTTTAGCACTTAGTTGAGCATACGTTAATACTCTAGGTCTATTTATTTCAGCAATAGTACCTCTAGTAGTACCTACACCCATAATAAGAAAACCATTAGCAAAAGTATCCTGTAACGATCTTTTTATAATTATTTCAGTACTACTACCACTAAATTGAGATCTAGCTGAATCAGGTATATTTATGTTATAGATTGATCCTCCAGGTAATATCTTTCCGTTGTTAACTTTAAAAAGAATATTTCTTAATTTTTCACTTGCATAGGCTTCTACCGATATTGCGGGATCTAAATTTGACCCTATACCAAGTAAGGAAAGATTCAGCATTGATACTGGAGCAACTCTAGTAGTTGCTGTTTTAGTAAAAGTAGGGTATTGTAAACCTGACCACGTAGTTGTGTCAGAATATCTCTTAATAAGCATTTGACTTGAATCCTGCTGAGTTACTCCTGTTGGTAAATCTATTGTTCTTATCGGAGATCCCGGAGCTATGTGATATAGACTGTCTTTAGTCATTGATTGGCTATACAAAGAAACTAGTCTATCCTTCTTTAAATAATCACTCCCAGTAGCATATAATTCAAAATTAGAACCGGATAATCCGTTTAGTTTAACATCTTTCCAAGTATTAGTAAAAGAAGCTCTTTGTATAGTAGTAAAACTATATTGTCCATTACTTTGAGGTCCTCCTTGATATTCAAAAAGAAAGTTTCTCTGTCTCGAAACGCCTAGAGCGTAAATGATACCTAAAGTTTGATCTTTATCTGCTAAGAAAGGTTTATCTAATACCTTTAAATCATATAATACTTTTAATCTATTTTCACTAAGCCCTTTCCGAGAAACTACGTATTCGTATTTACTTTGATAAGGAGTTACTGCAAATACTCCAAATTTGTCTAAGTGAAAACCTGATCCCTGTCTTGCTACTTGAGCTAATAAGTTACTGTTATCTTCTTTATAGATTCTGGTATACTCAATAGGTTGACTAAGTCTTCCAGATAAATTAGCTTGTACTGCTCCCTCTACTTTAGGATTCATAAAAGCTAAATCTCTTTCTTTCTTTCCAAACAATCTTCCTTTAGCAGTATTCTTTAAAAGATAATTTACTCTGTCTTTATCTACAGGAGCAAAAATAGGAGTAGGTACTCCGTTTATAACTTGACTTGCTACCCTAATAGGGTTATCTATTCCACTTCTTACCTGTTGATAAAAATCTAACTGTGCTTGAGTAGCATTCTCAGGTAAAGGACTCTTAATAAAAGGTTGTCCGCTAGATCCACCATCTGGCCTATCTTGACTATACTTTAACGATTTAAAGTCCGTTTTTAATTTAAGTAATTTACTTGTAGGCATTTTAACTATATGTTGAAGATCCTGGATTTAACAAATTACCTGGAACAGTAGAAGCATTATACGCTACCGATGATGCCAATACTTGATCGTTTACTTTTAATACTATAGGGTTGTTTGATTGACCTCCTGATTTATTTACTAACTGTTCTAGTAGAGCAACCATTCTGTTCATCTGTGCTGCTGAGTTAGCTCCTAAATACAATTCTCCTTTATCTACTTTTGCGAAACCTGTCTGAGTTATTAATCCTCCGTCTGCCTGTTTTGGTGCACCTGCTTCTAATCTATTTAAGTCATAAGGGACATATCCTGGTCTATATTGGTAACTTCCAACACTTGGATTAATTTCATACTTAGAAGAAGGTTGGGCTGCTCTACTTCCTAAATAAGTTTCCGATTTACCTTGATTAGTACTATTAGGAGCCATACCTGCTACTACATCGGTACCTTTTACTGCTAATCCCATAGCTCCTAACTTAGCTTCAAATGCTGGTTTAGCCAAAGTCATTGCTAATGCTTCCATTGCTAATCCCATTCTCTCAGTAGCAGCTGACATTCTATCTTGAATAGACATTTGATCAAATTGAGTCGCTAGTGCTTTGTCTCCTAGTTGAGCTAAAAACTCTTGCTTCTTTCCTTTAAGTACAGCTATTTCATAATCTTTTTTAACCTTTTCTAAATCATCGGTTTTTAAAGCAGCTAAAACTTGCTGTTGCATCAAAGTCTTACTCAATTGATCTGTACTCATTCCTAAAGCTTCTGCAGTCGCTTGCTGAGCGAGTCTATTCATTTTACCGTACTTAACGGCATCAATATTTTGATTATTAAGTTCTTTTACTAAACCTCCTAAATCATTAGTTAAAGCATAGTAACGAGCTCTTTCAAGATTTAAATTTTGTCCCATTAAAAGCTCTGCAGTCATTTGCTTTTCGATCGACGTATTAAAATCTAAAAGTTTATCTTGAATACCTGCTATATCTTTAAGCTCCATTCCAAAAGCTCTTGCCGTAATTGCAGCTTTAGCTAATGCTGCATCTTGACCAATATAGTTAATTCTTACGGAATCAGATAGCTTAGCTAAATCTTTTAATACTTCTCTTTCGTCTACGGCAGATTGAGTTATAGCTTTTTCTACTCTAATTTGAGCTAGTCTAGTTTTAAACATCTCCATTTGAGATGTCTTATTGATAAGAGACGTTCTATTTAGGTCAGCAGCAATCATTGCAGCTTCACCATTCATCTCTTTCATTGCAAAACGAAGCCTAGTATTCTCTTCTAATCTTTTGTCATCAAGTCTTACTGCAACTCCTAATTCCTGATTTGTTGCTATTTGAGCTTGAGTTAGATTTTTAGCATTAACAAAAATACTTTTAGAATCTGCAGCTATTTGAGTAAACTGACTACGAATGCTAAATGCAGTTTCATAATTAGTATTAAGGTATCTAGCTAATTGAGCAGCATCGGCATCAACTACTTTAAAAGCTGCTGCTGTAGCGTCTATACCTTTTTTAAGAGCTTCCCCAGCTTTTTTAGCAGCAACTAATTGAGGTTGTCCTGCTGCCATTAAAGCTTTGTCAGCAGCGTCCATTTCTAACAGACTTCCTCCACTTCCTGCAGATGCACCATCGTCCATTTTAAAAACTCCTCTAGATACTAAATCATCTCCTTTAAATAACTTAGTACCTGCTATAATATCATCCTTATCATTTATTTTAAAAGTACCTTCTGGGGCTAATAGAGTTCTTTTTCCATATCCTTTAAAGTCATCTGCTTGCTTCTCTTTACCCTTCATTGCCATTTGTCCAAGTGCCCCTAACAACCCCGTAAAACCGCTTTTTTCAGACATACTCCCGAATATACTTTCTGCGACAGCCCTTCCTTTCGATATCTCGCCTTGGGCGACTCTTTTTAAAGTTTTATCAGGAACGTTAAGACCTAGACCTGATAGAAAACCTACTTTTTTTGATTTTTTTAAATTTTCATATTTTTCGGTAGTCTTTTCTGATTTGTTAATGTAATACTCTTGCTCTTTTAGCTCCCCTGTTTGAAGAGATAACAGAGTTAATTCGTTTCGTAAACTCTTCCTTCGCGCATTACTAAGTTTTTCTGATTTAAGCTCTTCTGCTAAACTATCTATTCTAATTCTTAAGATTGATCGGTGTTCTGAAATTGATTTTTTTAGGTCAGTTGTAATTTTTGTACTTAGTATACCGCCTTTCTTAAGAATCTCTTGATAACCTTCAGCTTTTTTCCCTATCTCACTAAACGAGCTACTTATATCTTTAAAATTAGCTTTTTCTTCTAGTCTAGCTTTTTCTTTACCTTTGACTACTTTATCATACTCTTTTTGAATTAACCTTATTTGATCTGCTTCTTTTTTCAACTCGTCTAGGACTCCTCTAATAGATTTAGACGAATCCTTAAAAGTCTCCGTAAAAACTCTTCTTGCTTCCTGAGCATTCTTAAATAGTCTACCTTCAAGCTCATTCATGAGCTGTATATACTCTTGTAATTCTTCTTTACTTAGATTAGGATTCGCCATTTAAATATCTATACAAATAAATAGTTTAGAACTTACTTTTTGGGTTTTGGAGCTTTTACGTTATACGCTTGTTTAACTTCGTCAGGAATCTGAGCTTTGTTAGACTTTTTTAGTTCTACTCCTTGATTTACAATATAATCGTCTCCAGAGTTAGCTCCAGATATAGTATCGTAGTGATCTTTTAGTTTCTTAAAGGTAAACTTACGTAACCAAGTAGGCATATTATATACCGTACTAAAGTCATAACCTCCCTGCCCATGAAAACATATATCATGGATCTGAGCAAATAAGGCTATTCTATCATTAGGACTCAGGGTAAAAAAAGGTAGAATCTAAAGGTAGATCTATACCCTCCTCTGTATAGGTTTCAGACTTAAAATCAAACTTTAGTTCAATTCCAGGAGTGATATCTTTTACGTATTTTCTGAATGCTTTGGCATGTCGTGCTAGAAAGTGATTATCTACGAAATCTCTAATAGTAGATTTACTGGTATCTCCATTTACTGAAGTGACGAGATATTTCATTCTAGTAGATAATTCTGGTGAGTCTAAAGGATTTAATTTCCTATAACCTTGAATATCTCTATCTATCTCTTTTTCATCCTTAACTGTAAGGAGTTTGAAAGTTAAGTTAGTTTTAGTTTCTTGAATATTATATTCGAATGAATTTTTACCGTCTACTGCTAAAGACTCCTCTAAAGTTTTAGTACTTAATTCTGCTAAATCTACTACTACGGTTTCTTCTACTGCAGTATTAGGGTTAAGAAATTGAACTTTATAATCTTTTCCGTAACCTAAAATTCTTGCTGCTACGAGTAAAGCATCCCTATCTGCTACTAATAAGTCGTCGTAATTAATCTTAGTAACAATTAAAGATTGTAATAACTTATCAAACATTACATTTTGTCTGATATAAGCAATGTTAGTGAGAATATCCTCTTCTTTAGCTGTCATGTACTTCAATTCGACAGTTCCTGAGGATAATGCACTGTCTTTAGAATAAAGTAACCCTTTAGAAGGTAATTCTACCGTTTCGGTAGGCATTTGAAAACCTGTGTTTGTACTCATAACGTATTTATTGTTTATTGTTTATTTTCCTATTCAATACGAACGTATCTTTCTTTCTTTATATAAATATACGAGACAAAAAAAATTCCCTCATTTCTGAAGGAATTCTTATATATTTTACTATTAAAAATCTAGTCTAAAAGTTGAGGACTGCGTAATCGTACGACAAACTTAAAGTAATTTCTGAAATTTCAGATTGCTGAGACCAGTCAAATCCATTAGTCGTATAGTTGTTAATAAAAGCACCTTTGATTACCCACTCTCCTACGATATCTCCTACAGGACCTAAAGTATTTAGAGTAATATCTTTCTTATAAAAGTCTGAATATCCGTCACGTCCTGTTACTGATTCGTGTGATAAACGTACCCACTCCATTACAGCTTGAGCACCAGAAGGTGTAATTGGATCGTACAAGCTAATATCAATATCTTGCCACTCTCCTTTACCTTTGATTTTACGATATACGTTGATATGATCTAATTTGATTGTCTCAAACTTGATAGTAGGTACTGCAGCCTTCTTAATGAAGTATGAAGGAATACCATCAATATACATAATAAAGCGATGTGTTACCTTAGGTTCAAACGCTGTGAAAAATATCTCATTTGGATTTAATACTGCCATTTTCTGTCTTATTTAATATAAATATTAGACTAATTGTTTTTTATTTTTTTTTCACAACTCTGTTTGGTTTACATTCCACCACCCATCTTTTTACTGATAGCGTCGGATAACTCTTGTTCTAATTTTTTCTTCTCTTCTGGAGTTTTAGCATTCTTCCACTGATCGTATTTCATTTTAATAAACGGAATAGATCCTAAAAGAAGTCCACCTACGCCAGCCCAGAAATTAGGATCAGCAAGAACGCTTTCTTCCATCTTATCTCCTTCTTCTTTTACTTCTTCTACTGCATTTTCAGCTAACATTTGCTTAACAATAGGATATAGAGATTCTTTAAGCTTCTTTTTAGCATCAGCTTTCTTTTTAGCTTCTACTTTTTTCTTATCTTCAGCTTTCTTTTTTTCGTCAGCTTTCTTTTTATCAGCTACTTTCTTAGCTTCTGCTTTTTTATCAGCAGCTACCTTCTTAGGGTCAACTACTTTCTTTGCTTCTGTAAGATTAATTCTAATTTTCATTTTTTATTATATTATGCTCCGAATGTAGCTCCAGTAGGAGTGATGTTGAAGTCAACGATTATAAATTCTGATGTCTTAGTTGGTTGTAAATAAATTGCACCTACTAATTGGTTTCTATCGATTACATCAGCTGTATTATTAGTTTCATCCATTACAACTTGGAAAGCATATAAACCTTGTCTTTGCTGCACATACTGTAAGTATGGATTAACTTGGTTTAGGAATGAATTTCTTGTTGCTGTAGTGTTTGGTTCAAATAATAGAGTAGAAGAAATTTGATTAACATTAGCTTTTAACTCGATTAATAATCTTCTTACATTAACTCTATTTAATGCTGAGTTAGCTGATTGTAAAGTCTTCTGACCTAAGATTACCGTACCTTGACCTGGTAATACACCTATTGGATTCACCTTACCTTGATAAAGAGCATCTCTATCTGAAACGGATAAACGTCTTTCTGGTTGTATTACTGTTGGTAAAGCACCTCTGTTAATACCTGCTGGTGCAAACCAAGGTTGACCAACTCTATCGTTATACTCATAAGCTGCTGGTACTACTGTAGAAGGTGGACAGAATACTAATTTACCTGTCTCTTGAGATCTCATTTGCAACCAAGGATAGTAGGTAGCTCCATAAGATGAATCTATAGACTGAGCTAAACCAATAACGGTATTGTTAGAAGCTACGTTATATGCTACGGTATCAACTACAGCAATTGCATCTCCTCTCTGTTGAGTATTAGATACTAAAGTAGAAATTAAGTTAGGAGCGTTTTGTAAGTTAATACCAGGGGCATAAATTACGTTATATTGAAATAAGTCTTTATTAGATAGAACGCTAATACTAGAAGTATAGTTATCTACTACTACGCCTTGAATAGGTAAGTTTTGTAAACTAGGGATATTTTCAAACATTGAACCTGTAACTGCATTATTAACTACGCCAGTTGCTCCGAAAAATCCTCCGAAACAAGAACCTGAACCTACTGCAGGAATGAATTGTATATACTCTGGTTTAGGAGCTCCTGTTGGAGTTAAGTAATTAGGAGTAGGGTTATTTACTGCTTTTACTCTCACATATCTACTGTTATTGGGATAAGATCCAGTAGTAGCAACGTAAAAATTACCTTGTCCGTCTAAAGTTAACTGAGAAGATTGATTTCCGATTACGTATTCAATATAGTTAGAAGAGTTAGGATCTAAAGATAAATTATTCCAAGACTCTAATACTGTTTTAGCACCTTCGTAGTCATTACCTTGTCTAATAGAGAGACTAAATTGACCAGAAGCTGTATTAGCAGAGGTAATTTCCCATCTGATATTATCCGATGATCCAGAAATTAAAGCTGATCCAGTTAAATTATATAGTGAGCTAGTAGTTACTTGACCTCCAGCTACTACACCTTCACCAATACTGTTCATAATAGAACCTTGCGATAAAGTTTCTAATACGAAAGAAGCTGAAGTTACTGCACTGAGTATACTAGCAGATGCAGGAGCATAAGCACCACTTACCACTCTAGATACTAACAAAGAAGATCCTCCTTGTTGAAAATAGTTATAAGCTGCAATTGATGTTAAATACTCGGTAGTTGTACCTAGAATGTCTACGAAATCACATCCAAATTTAGATTTGAAATCTGAGTAGGAAGTTACTATTGTAGGTATGCTTACCGGACCCTTTACCGTAGGACCAATAAGTGCTGCTCCAACTGAGATAGGGCCTGTAGTTATCTGAGAAGTATCATTTTCATTTAAGAAAATGCCCGGTGAGTTTAATGTTACTGCCATGTTTATTGTTAATTATCTATTAATAAATATCTCTATAATAGACGAAACTCTGTTTATGAAACTAAAATACCAGTAGATAGATCTATAGTAGAACTACCATATTTTTCTTGTAACTTTTTTGATAGGTCAGCTTCCTTTCTTTTTATCTCTTTTAGACTTTGAAAAGCTTGTTCAATCTCCCTCTCTATCTTACCCAAAGACTCATTAGCAGTTTTCTGATCTACATATAACTGACCAATATCGTAGGTGGTAGCTAGATAGTCGTTTTGTATAGCTTTTATCTCTTCTAACTCTTCTGGCGTAACTGATTTTACTTCTGACATAAACTACTTCTTTTTAGCTGGTTTTTTAACAACTTTTTTTGCTTTCTCAACTACCTCTTTTACTTCTTCTTTAACTTCAGCGACTTTTTCTTCTAATACATCTGGAATGTTGTTACCATCTGCATCTCTTACTTTACCTGTTTTCATTGCGATAAATAATGCCGCTGCTAAAATTAAAACGATTACTAAAACTGTCATGATCTTTTATTTTTGGTTTATAAATATAAATATATTGATTTTTCTTAAAAATTATATTTCTTGAATTCTTAAATAAATTCCTTTTGTTGCACGAGCATTAGCTGGCCAAGCTGTACCATCAGGTGCTCTACCAGGTCCTACTCCAAAAGTAGCATTAAATCCATTACCTTGTTGACTTGCTCCGTAGAAATAACATTGTAGAGTAGTGGTTGATGTTATTTGCACAACACCTCTTGTCATAGTAGAGTCTGCAGAAGCTGATACAGCAAGATAATTATCCCAGTAGTTTGATAGATTATTATATAATCTTTGAGGATCTTGAAAAAGTGCTGGTCTTGCAAAGGTAGTATTTGCGCCGGCTATCAAGTATGCACTAACATATCCATTAAGATAACCTGTACTTATAAGTCCATTAATGCCTCCTAAGTCTAATTCAATATCATAAATACCTGGTGCAAGTGTGACGTTTGTTGAACTACCGGTTCTTCCTACTCCTATCTTAGTGTTTTGAGAAGATGTAATGAAACTTGTAAATGTGAATTGAGTTACAGTTGTACTAGCATTACTGGATACTGTAAAAATGTTTTGAGAGCCAACATTATATCCATAAAAGAATGCTTTTGGTGTTGCATGGCTTGCTGAGGCTACTACTCCTATTACATTACTACCTGTTACAAAAGAAGCTGTTCTAGCTGTGTTAACAAACGAAGCTGTTTGGGCTGTTGATACAAAACTAGCCGTTCTTGCTAAATTAACAAATGATGCTGTATGTGAAGTTAATGCTTGAGATGCAGAATATGCATTTGAATAGGTTGCAGCTGCCGTAGGTGCCCATGAAGCACTCCATGCAAATGATGCTGTTTCTGCTTGAGAATAAGTTACAGGTAAATTATAGTAAGAAGCTGTTAAAGCATGACTTGATGTTAAAGAAGATGTAGCAAATTGCGCATTCTGCACAAATGAAGCCGTGTTTGCTGTTGCTACAAAAGATGCTGTTAAAGCTGTAACAACAAAAGAAGCAGTCTGTGCTGTTGCTACAAAGGAAGCAGTTTGAGCTAGTGTTACAAATGAAGCAGTACTAGCAAAAGAAGATGATACTGCGTTTTGTACAAATGATGCGGTTTGAGCTGTTTGTACGAAGGATGCTGTCTGTGCTAGTGTTACAAATGAAGCTGTGCTAGCAAATGAAGCGGTAGCAGGAACATTTAATGCATGAGAGGCGGTTATAGCAAAGGATGCACTTACTGCTGAACTTGCTGTACCATTAAGTGAACCTGTAAAACTACCTGTAAATGATCCTGTATTAAAAGAAGAAGTTGTTACTAATGTATCTATTCTTAATACATTAATAACATTTCCCATACCACTATGGTTTGTACAATAGTAGTATAATGTAGTAGGAGTATTATAGTTGACTTCTATTTGTATAAAATTAGGGCCACTAGTTACTCCCGTTGTATATTGAGTAGGACCATTTGGAGAGGTAGAAAATTTAAATGGGTGAGAACCTCCAACTGCACTTGTATTAAATCTATAAGTAGCACCTGGTGTAAAAGATAATTTAGGTCTGCTTATACTATCAATTATAAATACACCACCACTATCAGTTACAACATGAGTAAATACGCTTTCAGTTAAATTGTTAATTCTAGTATCAAAGGAGGCAGATGTAGATGCATAATCAACACCATTTATCCCTAATGAACCAGTAATTGAAACACTACCTGTAAACTGATGTGTATCTGTAAGTAAAG